TCGTTTACTTGCACTGATGCAGTCCAGAACTTCAAGGTGTCGGATCTCCGCTAAGTAATCATCGAAGGTTTTTGAGGTGTCTGGTTTCTCTGCCGGCGTCACCGTGTCCTTTGGCTTATCAGCTGTACCCGCCTTGCCGAGTCGTTTGACCCCTACGTGGAAGCCTACTGCGCCAGTCCTGCGGTCGATCGTACAGACGACATAGCCACCTTTAGCTTTCGCCTTGCGTTCGTAGGCCCACGGCTGCCAGTGATCTATTTCTTCGATCTTCCAGCCTTTCTTTTTCAGGGCGTCCCGTTTAGCTTTAATCGCTGCCTCTTGCAGTATCCAAAATTGTTCGCCGTCGGTCAGCCAGCGTTCGTTCTCGTCCCTTGCGAACAGGTCAGTAACAATGCCGCCCTTGTACAGCTCGAGGTCAAAGAATGCAGCGTCAGCTCTGAACCAGCCATCAACGCCTTGTAACCATTCTTGGATCTGCCAGTCGCGCGGTCGTTTGTCTGCTTTCAGCTTGAGATAACGTGCGACGTTTGCTTTGCCGGCACAGGCCAATGCTTCCAGTCCTCGGTCGCCCATTTGTCCAAGTTCTGCCATTTTTAATATCTTCTTTGGTAGGCCGCCGATGGCGAGTAGCTGTGCCACCTTGCGATCACTCTCGTTAAAGTGAATAGCGATGTCATGTACTGATAGGCCAGCTTTAAACAATTTGTGGAAGGCCTGGTACAACTGAATTGAGGTCATGCTTACACGGTCAATATTTTCTGACAGTGATATCTCGATGCGTTCCGCTGCGTTGAGATTGGTAACGTCTTTGCATTGGATCTCAATAATGTCTGCGGCTTTTGCTCCGAGTACTCGAAGGTTACCAGCGATGATCTCAAATTTATTCTCACCATCCTTGGCAACACACGGGGCATTGATGATGCCACGTTGTCGGATGCTCATGCCCATATCGAAGATATCTTCTTTGGTGTGTTTGTCCCTCACATTTGATTGTGATTTGATTAGCTGCTCTACATCAAGCAGCACATATTTTGCAATTGTCGTTTCTACTTTCCGTTCCGTCATTGTCGTTCCTCTTGATTAAAATGGTATGTCGTCGTCGTAATCGTCTTGTGGTGCTGGTGTGTAGTCCCCGACAGGCCGGGGTCCGCCTGCTTCGCTGCGGGTGCCGGCGCCTGCTGGTGTTGCGTCGTCCTTCCAACCCTTGCCTCTGGCAATAATCATGATCTCGCCCTTTACTTGCGGAATGATTATTTCGGTAATGTACTTTCGCTCGCCATCCTTCTCATAGCTGCGCGTCTTGATCTCTCCCTCAAGATAGATGCGTGTGCCTTTGGCGATCCAGTCGTCAACAACTTTAACTAGGTATGGATTGAAAACTACGATGTTATGCCACGCGGTATCCTCGCGTTGTTCGCCTGAGTTTTTGTCCTTCCATTTGCGTGAAGTTGCAACTGAAAATTTTGCTAGTCGTTTATCATTGCCCATGTTGTGAAAAGTGGGATCGCCACCGACATTGCCGATTAGCATTACTTTATTCAGATCCACCATTGTTCTCCTTTGCAGTGGTTAATATGCGTTGTAGATGAGACACAGCAGCAAGAGGCATTGTTGCAATATCTTCTTCTGTTGGTACACGTCGGCCAAGTGTTTCAGTAAAAATGTGAATACCTTGACAGTAAAGACACACTCCAATGTCACCAGGTACGGGGACAACATCATCTTCAAGGTGAGTGGAAGCGTCTAAACTTTTACCGCAATCAGGACAGTTTGATGCTTCCTGCCGGCTGGTTGTCATTTGAATCCTTTCTTTTTCTTCTCGCACCATGCAACCATTTCCATAGCGATGCCCGGTGACAATCGGCTCATCCACAAGTTATAGTCTTTGACTACTGCATCAATCGCAGTGGGTGTCTTGCAGGCTTCAACTTTGTCAATGAATTTTTTGCGGTCTTGCTGGTAAGCGAGCTCGGCGGCGCTGTCCTCTTTCTCTTGTTCTTTTTGCAGGCCTGCGACGTATTTATTATCGTCGAACATACCGAGAAATACATCGGCATTAAAGCCAAGATGACTAAGCCCCTTAGTCAGAGCATCAGTCATTGCTTTTTTCGATGCATCGTGGTCGCTGGTCTTGTGTTTACCATCAACTTTAATACCTTGCACACATGCAAGCCCGCGGATAGGTCCAAAGGTCTTACGATGTTTCGGCCCGGAATTACCTTCCCATTTTTCACCATCAATGTGATACCACAATTTGAGATCACACCAGACGTAATCCTCTCCACGTGCAGTGGTATGGAATCCGAATACAGTCTCGTATCCCCATCCTTCTCCACACGGACCAAACAATCGTGTTGCTGCCATGATTTGTGAGTGAGCATCAATCGCTGTGAAGCGTCGACCAAATGTAACTTCTTTTGTATGTGCGACTTCGGTTTTGGATACCTCGTCCCAAATTCGCATTGTATTTACTTCTTTATTTTCGTCCGTCATTTTTTTCTCCAATTAAAAATCATGTGGGCCTAGTGCTGGTCTCTTAACTGCATTGCTTTCTTTGCTAATCTGATGACGAGTACGAAAGAACCCGTCATGTTGTGGATACATGCGCATGAACCTGCGTGAGTAAAATGGACTGTGATTGTCGTTGATCTTGAACTCATTCTTACTGGTGTCGGCTTCAGCTGTCTCCCATCGGATACGATGAAAAATTCCGCGTGCTGAATAATGATTGAACCCTTTTGCAATACGTTCGAGTGTAAATTCTACAAATAGAATCCATACCTTTGGATGTGCTTTGTGAAACACGATCGCTTGAGCTCGCATTTCCTGATGACGATTCATTCCTCACCTCGCAATGCTTTGCGTTGACGATTAATATCGTGCTGCCAGGAACACAAAGCAGAGTGCAGTTCATCAGCTATATTTTTAATCTCACAAGCTGGCATTGAGAATTTAATTTGTTGCCAGATACCAGATTTCTCTCGATATACTTGCAGCGTTACATTGAGATTGGCTTTGCTGCCTTTCTTAAAGCGCAAATAACCGTCATCGAAATTTTGTGTTCTCATACCCACCCCTTGCGCTTGCCTTTGTATTCAGGAGGCCTGATTTTCTCAGTCAGGAACCAGTGAAATAATTTTTCTTTTTCAAACAGGGCGTCATCGTAAGGTGGATCGTATTTGATCTCGTGAAATTCCCATTTGGTATTGAGATAGATCACTGAGAAGATTGCGTAAGGCGCACCCATGACGCGCATTGCGTGTTGCAGTTGTGGCATGTATTTACGCAGCAGGTTGTCTGGATTCCACATCATATTGATAGCTTTCATCTCGAATGGGATTTGGAGATCGCCAATTTCGGTCAAGCCGGGGTCAATAATCAGACCATCATCGAGGTATGTGCACCAATCGTAGCCGGCATAGCGATGTGGGAGTTCATCAATATAATCGTTTGGTAGGACCTTGATACCTGTCTGCTCGGTGAACCACTCTCGGTGAAACGGTTCTAGTGCGTGACCGATGCGTGCGGCTAAGCCGCTCTCAGAGCGTCTGGTGGACTGTTTTTTATCCCACAAAGCGGCCCATTCGCCTGCCTGGATGTGAACGGCATCGCTGGCACCGACCGTCATTCGTCTGTCATACATTCTCTGTCCCTCGGTTTCATTATACGTTATGCTTCGCCCCGATACGAGGTGATGCCCATTTGATACGGAGAAATACTCAATGGAATCAGAATTGTTGCAACGCAGCATGACTACCAAGCAGACTGCCGAGTATTTGGGAATGTCTGAGGTCACGTTGAAGCGATGGCGAGGTATTGGCGAAGGCCCGGACTATTTTAAATTGGGTCGACGTAAGATTCGTTACGATCAGGAGGTCGTAGATAAATGGCTTACTTCCCGAGAGGAGTGAACAAATATCGCAATGTAAAAACTCAGGTTGATGGAATAATTTTTGATTCGAAGGCCGAGGCACGCAGGTACGCAGAGCTGGACCTGCTGCAGAAGGCCGGAGAGATAAAAGATTTGAAGTGTCAGCCCAAGTATCCGTTAATGTGCGGCGACCGTCCTATCCGTACTCGGAATAAAAACGGTCGCCCGCACTCGATTTCTTATTTAGCTGATTTTGAATATCGTACAAAGATCGGTGAGCTGGTTGTCGAAGATGTGAAGGGAATGGATACTCGCGTTTCCAGTTTGAAGCGAGCTATTTTAGAAGCTCAGTACGGTATACGAGTTCGGATTATCCGGTATAGATAAGCGAGTTCCAGTTGTCAGAATAAAAGCAGAAATGTGTGTGACATTGATAATGATTTAATTTTTCGGAGTAAGTGAATTGCGTATCAAGAAGTTCTGTTACGGTTCCTTCGATCTCTCGGTCGAGGGTTTCATCGTAAACCAAGACGGTCTGACCTATGTTTGGGCGGCGATGCCCTGTCATCAGTTTAGAATCCTGTCGAGGATTTTCTTGGGCCACGGTACTTTGATGTCCTCGAAGTCTGCTGCTGGCAAATCAACATCACAATAATCATCGAGTAATAAATGCAAGTCGATAGTTTTACGCGGCAATTGAATGAGCTGGCGTGTACTTGCCGGACCCAGTGTCTTTGTCACCGCATTGAAATAGCGCCAAACACTCTTGTCGCCGTGATCTGCCGTAGGTTCGTGCCACTCCTTATTCACCCCACCGATACGTTTGAGGTTGATGATACCGTGGCGGTAAGTCTCCATAATCAAGTGATCGACGGTCGCATCATCGAGCGGGGCTTCCTTGTATTCCGCGAATCGCACATCCTGGCGTTTTCTCATGACACGGATTTTAGCAATCGCATCTTCGAAAATTTCAGGAAGCTCGTCCCAAATATTCGTCGTGTGCTTTCGGCCCACTACGATATCCCCGCTAAAAGAAAGGTTATCACAGACAAAAACTCGCGCGCCTATCGCAAGCGAAGCGGCAAAAGTTTTGTCGTGTGAATTACGTAATGCACACATTGTAGAATGTTCAGCATCGCGATCTTCTTCTTCGTGCCGGATTTGCATCAATGCAAAATACTGTGCGCCATTCTTATTGATATAGTGCTGTGGCTGTGTAATTTCATAACCAACATCAAGCAAGCGTGATTGAGCCAGGTCGAACATTTGATGGTGTGCAATTGGTACGTGAGAATCAGTTTTTTCAGGTACGGGAAGCTCGAGTAAACTAGGAAAGGAAATTGTCTCGGCGCCGCAGTGCATCATTAGGCCTTGCATTTTATTTGCTCCTTTGTCCGTTGAGTTTTTTACATTGGTGTTCTGCCCACACCCGAGGCAGAATTTCTTCTGCCCCATTAGGCATGAGCGTGAGTTCGCCAGTAACTCTGTCAAGTACCCCGCATTGGCCTCTACCGCAGTCATATGGCACAAAATGTTTTACAGTCTCCGTTTGGAACACGAACTTTTTCATTTCATGGAAACCTCCTGCTTGGTGGCATACGAGCCATTTCTTCTCGTTCTAGTTTCCAGTCTTCATCGGCCTGATTAGTAAGACTTTCTTCGTCCTTTCTTCGATCGTTTTCTATTTCTGCTGCACAGGTCATGCACTCACTGCATATATTGCCTTCTTCTTTGACTTCAATGTCGCCGCAATTAGCGCACCAATTTTCATCCATGATTTCAATGTCACTGCTATTGCAATGTGGGCACAAGTGATCGTATTCAGCTGGTTCTTCCTGACTACCTTTGAATGTGCAAACTTCAAAAGCTTCATCGACCGCGAATACTTGCTCGCATCTATTACACTCGTATTTTTTCGGCACAATGTAATTCCTCAATGATCGTTAAATCTGGTGCGGAACATGGCGGTTCATAAATTGGTCGAACATTGCCTTTAGTCTGTCTCACCACCCCAATGCACAGCACCATGAATGCAATGACAAGCATCGCAAGTGTTACTTGAGTCCAGTCAATCTTTGTTCTTTTCATGGCGTCCTTCCTCGAGGTATTCAAGTCGCTCATGTAACATTTTAATACGTTCATCTAGTACTTTTGTAATTTCGAGGGTTGTCTTACCGCCTTCGATGCAGTTGTTGATTATTTTTTCTTGCTCGCGTTGTCGTACTAGTTCGTCGTGCTGACGTAATTCAAATGTTTTTTTCCACGCCATGAGCTCATCGACGTTAGCAAATAGTTGTGCTCTTTCAATTTCGCCAGTCATTAGTCGCACACCGTTTCGTAAACATCTACGACCTGTGTTTTTGTGCCAACTTTAATGCGAGTACAGGTAGTTGAACTGAAAGTAATATATAAAGCTGGATGTAAATCACGCTGTTCTTTGTGTTGCCACCAGGTAGTAAAATATGATTGAGCTTTGTTTTTCTCGGGTTTACTTGCTGGTCGATAACCGAGCTTGTGAAGCGCGATACATGCTGCGGTGAAAACGTGACTGTCGCCAGAATATCCGATGTCAAAAGACTCTGCACAAGTATCAACGCGAGTAACATTGCATTTTTCCAGTGCATTTAAAACTTTTGTAATCTGGTGACAAAATCGGTTGTGATAATTCTGTACGCCTTTCCACGTTGCCTTTTTTGCTTTCAGATCGTCGATCACTAATTGATGCATTATATTTCCTCAGTCAGTTCGTTTGATAATTGCTGTCGTCTGTAATTGTTCTTGTAACTCCCTGTCGTTCATCGGGATTTCCGTGCCCCTTTTGATTGCTATTTTGTGTAACTCGCCCCATTCATTGCGTAAAGCTATAACTCGCAATCGCCATTCATATTTGTGTTGAAACAAAAACATTATGGCTTGATTTCGTAAGTGATAAATGGTCTGCCACCACGACTCAGAATTGAGCCGCTACCAATTGCATAGTTTTTGTTATCTATTATTTGAGAATCAAGTGTGTCGTTTAGCAATCGCATTCCACGTAACATTTCTGCTGCATATCTGCCTTTGGTTCTAAAATCATTACCTTTTGCAATGACTCGAATTACGATTTGCATAACTTACTCCGTCAATGATGGGCGGCGGCGCACGCCTCGTAAGAGGCGGGTGTGCGCCAACGACCATGTTTACGTCAACCGATCATTATTTGTGGTGGTCGGGGTATCGTTTCTTTTTGGGGTCGCCACAGGTGCAGACAATATGGATGACAATTGATGTGGTCTTTCTCAGGTACATGTAACTCCATTACGCATAAATCTGATGACCAGAATAGATTTTTTGCGTAGCACATATCTTCGTAGGTTGGCATTCGGTGTTTGCGTGACACAGATACGTGGTCCCAGTCCATGCCATTAGAGAATTGAATCCGCAAACCTTTGTCTTTGATAACCAAGATGCCATTGTTCATGTCGCCGCGATCGCCAAACAAATTGATACGATATTTATTCATGTCGAGTGGACAGAAAAAGCTCATATCAATTTCTCCTTGATGCCATATTCAATGTCATAATCACAACAACCACCATTAAATTTGTCGCTTATTTCAGTCCAAGGTGCGCCACAAACATCGCATTCATGAACAATATCAAATTCAACTTCTGCTTTGCCTTCGGCGTCGCAATGTCGATTAATTTGATCGGCTAATTTTTGGGTGTCAGACAACATCAGGCGATGGTCATTTTTGAATCTGGCTGACCGCGGTAATGGTGTAATAGCAACCGCACGATAGTTTTCATATCTGGTTTTCTTGCTCATAAGTTTTGTGTCTCCCACTGCGCGCGTAAGCTTTTCATTGTTGGGCATCGACCCGTGCCAGTTGGACAGCCTTTGATAGTGAATACCACCTTGCTCATATAGTGATCAAAATCTTTCATGAAATGTTCGCAGATATGCACGGCACCAAAGCCAGTGATAAATTCCATTTCACAGTTTGGACACCAGACAAGATCAGCACACCATATTTTATACGGTTGCAATTTATTATCTGTCTCGAGTACCAGAATGTCATTTTTCAAAGGTACTAGGTAGATCTGACATTTGACACACGCAATTCCAATACCAATGCTCATAGCAATCCTCTTGAAGCTAAGCTAACTGCTTTATCACCAGCAACAATTACATGATCAAGAACTCGTATATCAACGAGCTCGAGCGCAGCTTTGAGTCTCTTTGTTATTCTTTCGTCTGCTTGTGAAGGTTCAGCTACGCCAGAAGGATGATTGTGTACCAGGATGAGTGCAGCTGCATTGTTCTGCAGCGCATCTTTGACAACTTCGCGTGGATAAACACTAGTGCCATCTATAGTGCCGCGAAACAGTTGCTTGTATTCGATTACACGGTGGCGATTATCGAGAAATACAGCACCAAAGGATTCATGTTCGAGTTGGCCGAGTCGTGCTTTGAGAAATGTTTCTGTCTCTGCTGGACTTTTGATTGTTGTGCCCTTTGGTATGTCGGTTGCAATCAGATATGCAGTTTTAATATCTTCTTCACAAGCGAAGGGAATGAATCTGCCGGCGATGTATTGAATGAATTTCATTTGAGGCTCCATTAGAAAAAACCGATGCACGTATCCGTCATTGAATCGAGTGCTGAATACCGACATAAATGCCTTCTTCGTAGTTCCCGAACACCGGGGCCTTAGGTTGCCAATCCCCTTTAGTCAGAAAGGTACTGTCCGCGGAGCCTCTGAGCCGCGGAACGTCACTCGCGCCAGAAGGGCTCGAATTAAATGCCTCTAATCTTGCGTCGGTGATCTGAGGCGGTCATACCGTTAAATCCCTTTGAAGATGACAGGCGCCCCGACGCAACTCCCCAAAAACTTGGTAACGTCGGCACTGAGCTTGGATCAGTGTTGTTGATCGCCTGCCATCATCAAAAGAATCTGTGCCCATTAGTTCACCGAGAACTTCCAACCAGGTTGGCATGAGACATTGTTTTGCATGAGAAGTAAAAAAGGCTGTGCGCAGGAAGCGCACTCATTTCTTTGACAGATCGCTCGAATCGCCCGTCAGGGCGATCGTGAGCTGACGAATAAGCATGTATCCGACTGTGTTGCGAGGATCGCAATCTGAGGATTTCAGCGCGAGGCGAACGAATTGTGAGGTAACAATAATCATGATGAGGCTCCAATTCGACCGCCGCGATCCGTCGCAGCGGCCGTTGTGAAGATGGCTGTTAGGCCATCAGGGCAGCTGTGCCGGGATCAGTTGCGGCGATCTCTGGTGCGGTATCGGCCGCGTCATCGTCGAAGATCCAGACTTTGCCAGTTTGCACGCGATACTGTGCCTGCGAAACAGCAAAGAGACGAGTCCGAAAAACTTGCTGGCACTTCATCTGTGTCAGCCAGTTAATCCGTCCGAGGACTTGTGATTCGATCACATCGTCTCCTTTGTTGGTTTGCAGTTTGGCGAGCGCAGCCGCCAATTGGCGTTGCGCCCGGAAGATACCCTTGTCACCAAACTCGATACCCTTGTACAGGTCCCGACAACTCTGCGATAGGCTACGCTCTATCACATACGAAGCAGCGACCTGTTCGAGCTTGTCACCATCGAATTTGGCAACCACATCCTCGCAGTGCAAATTCATCTGAGCAGCTGTACTCGCTGCCCCAACGATAAGCGAGGTGTCCGACTTTTCGATTGTCGGGGCAATCACATCGTTCAGGAACGAGTTGATCGCATCGCCAATCTCATCGTTGATACCAAACGTGCGGCTAATGACGTTGATGCGAGTAACCTCTACCTTTTCATCATTCTGTGCTTT